CTAGAGTTGCAGTCTGGTCATACCTACAGATGGAGTCCGCTATGGAGAAGAAACCGCCTACCTTCCACGTCATTGATGGGGGAAAAAAGGACATAGTATCTGATAACAGTGATGATCTGTATACGGGGCTAATGATGGAAATGGGGGGTACACCATCTGACATTAGTGCTCCCGAAGTGAGAAAACAAGAACGCTCCGAAGTGGTAGAACGCGCCCCAGAAGAGATGCAAAATCTTCCAGTGTTTGGCTTCAAGACCAAAACAATCGTAGAGACAGGAGATGACGGCAAGGATGTTCTGCGAGATGTCCCCGTCGTTCATACCCAACAGGCAAGCCTTCGTCAGTGTGACACCTGCTTCGTTGCAAGCAATTGTCCAGCCTTTAAGCCCCAGAATCAGTGCGCCTTCAACCTGCCAGTTGAGGTAAAAACAAAAGATCAACTCAAGGCGTTACTCACTGCAATTATCGAAATGCAGGGGCAAAGAGTGGCTTTTATGCGTTTTGCTGAAGAAATGAATGGTGGATACGCAGATCCAAATCTCTCGCAAGAGATCGATCGACTACTCAAGTTGGTTGGCAATGTCAACGAGATGGATCAGAATAAAGAGTTCATTCAGATCACTGCAAGCCGTCAATCTTCTGGTGGAGTGCTGTCCGCAATCTTCGGAGATAGGGCTCAAGCACTTCGTGAACTACCTGAAACTCTCAAGGAAGAGTCAGTCACGAAGATTATTCAGTCATCTATCGAAGATTAGTAGTATCTGATAACAGCATACTAACAGGTATGAAACTGGGTAGTCGTTTACCCTTTTGTCCCAGCACTTGTCAAACTTGCTTCTTAACAGGTGCATGGTATGTTTCGTTGCCTCACAATTAGAGCCCCAAAAGTTCAGGGTATTTATACAAGTAAAGAAATAGGGTATATCAATGTCGTTATTTTCATTCAAGTTGGCTGACGACTTCATCGCTCCGTACAGGACGAAGAAGGCGCCATTTGGCTACCAAGATGCTGCAGGAAATTCAGTCGGTGAGATCACCTATCTCCGCACCTATTCACGCCTCAAGGCAGATGGTACGAAGGAGACATGGGTAGATGTATGCGAGCGAGTCATCAATGGCATGTACTCCCTTCAGAAAGATCACGCCAAGTTAAACCGCCTGCCATGGTCTGATGCCAAGGCTGCAGCCTCGGCTAAGGAAGCGTTCGATCGCCTATTTGAATTGAAGTGGACACCTCCAGGACGTGGTCTCTGGGTTATGGGTACACCTATTGTTAACGAACAACGTAACTCTGCAGCGTTGCAGAACTGCGCCTTTGTCTCGACAGGTTCGATGACAAAGACAGATCCAGCAAAACCATTTGCCTTTCTTATGGAAGCCTCAATGCTCGGTGTGGGCGTTGGCTTCGATGATAAGGGCGCAGATAAGGAGTTCACAATCTATGAGCCACAAGGCGAATACGACTACATCATTCCCGACACACGCGAGGGCTGGGTCGAGTCATCAGCCGCCCTCATCAATTCCTTCCTTAAGCCAGATCAGAAGAGGCCTGTCTTTGACTACAGCCAAATCCGACCAGCAGGAGAGCCGATCAAGACATTTGGCGGAACTGCGGCTGGCCCCGACTCCCTCATCGAGTTCCACAAAGAAGTAACTTCTATGTTTGCGGGCCGTGCTGGTGAGTTACTTACTCGCACGGATATTGCAGATATCGGTAACCGCATCGGTGTATGCGTAGTCTCTGGAAACGTTCGCCGTTCTGCAGAACTTCTTATGGGTCGTATTGATGATGAGAAGTTCTTGAACCTTAAGAACTATGAGATGTATCCAGAGCGTGCTGCCTATGGCTGGATGTCCAACAACTCTGTAGAAGTATCAGTAGGTCAGGATCTTTCCCCTATCATCGAGGGAATCTCCCGTAACGGAGAGCCTGGAGTTATCTGGATGGATGTCTCTCGTAAGTATGGACGACTTGCAGATCCAGAGAACAACAAAGACTGGCGCATCTCAGGCTATAACCCATGCGCCGAACAATCTCTTGAGTCTTATGAGTGCTGTACTTTGGTTGAGACATACCTCAATCGTCATACCGATCTTGAGGACTTCAAGCGCACTCTTAAGTTTGCTTACCTCTATGCAAAGACTGTCACTCTTCTCCCTACCCACTGGGAAGAGACCAACGCAATCATGCAACGCAATCGCCGTATCGGTACATCGATCTCTGGCGTTGCTAACTTTGCAGATAACAAGGGCTTGCCAGTTCTTCGTTCATGGATGGACGAGGGCTACAAAGTTATTCAGGGCTATGACAAGTCTTACTCTGAATGGCTTGGTATTCGTGAGTCAATTAAGACTACAACTGTAAAGCCATCAGGCACAGTCTCTATCCTCGCAGGTGAATCTCCAGGAGTTCACTGGACTGTTGGCGGTCAGTACTTCAATCGTGCAATCCGCTTCCGTAATAACGACCCAATGCTTGCTCTCTTTACTATGGCTAACTATCGTATTGAGCCAGCCAATGAAGATCCAAAGGGAACTTCTGTTGTGTTCTTCCCAATCAAGAGCGAAGCCAAGCGTTCTGAGAAGGACGTATCTATTTACGAGAAGATGGCTCTTGCTGCTACGGCTCAACGATACTGGTCAGATAACTCTGTATCTGTCACTGTATCTTTTGACCCAGAGACAGAGGCATCTGCTATTGGTACGGCTTTGCACATGTATGACGGACAACTAAAGACTGTCTCATTCTTGCCTATGATGAATGATGTCTACCCACAAATGCCGTACACACAGATCACAGAGGAAGAGTACGAGGAGGCTTGTAAGGCTCTCTTCCCAATCGACTTCGCTGGTGTCTATGCTGGTATGGCTATTGATGCTATTGGTGAGGCTTACTGCACTACTGATGCATGTGAGATTAAACTTGTGAAGGATAATCAATGATCACTGTTTACAGTAATCCAAATTGCTCTCAGTGTGAAAGTACTAAGCGCTTTCTTACTATGAAAAGCATAGAGTTTGAGGCAAAGATGATTGCAGACTCTCCTGAAATCATGCCGTTGATTGAAGAGAAAGGCTACAGGTCTGCACCTGTAGTGGTCACTGAGACCGACTCGTGGTCAGGCTTTAGGCTAGATAAACTTAACGAGTTACTTAAGTAACAAGAAGCCCTACCTTTTGGTAGGGCTTTCTTGCTTTACTTTGAGATCAACATCGTACCTGCTAGTTAAATGCCACTTATGACACTCACTGCACTGGTATGACCTACAAGGTCGTGGTCGTGTTGACTGCGTGCTAATGCTTACCTTCCAAATGATATCTAAGGCTCTATCTGCCTTGTACTTGGTTGGATAGGCTTTCTTATTCCCGCACTGCATCATTGCCCTCCTCTTTGCATGTATGTCGACGAATGTGCTCTTTTGGGTTTCTTAAATAAGAAGTCTTTGTTTGTTCCATTTTGTCAATTGTGTTGATGTCTACTGAAAATAGAGACTGATCACATTCTAGACAGGTAAGTACTATGCAACTGTCTGTATCTATTCGCCAACCTACGTGCACAAGATGATTCCAGAATAAATCATGAAAGTCCCTATCGCTTATTCTGTTGGATTTAGACACGTGACTAAAGAATTGTTCTTGAGCAGATTGCTGGTGGGGACTTACAGTGTTGTATGGCAACTCAGGTTGCACCCACTGACTCTTAACTCTGCGCTCTGTATCTTGGCGCTTTTTCTTCCACTCGTGGTATTGGTAATTCCAATTAGTACTCATAGTGTGCTCCGATGTGATGAGATGCCCCTCTTGCGAGGGGCTCTCGTGCTCCTACTTCTTCTTAGGCTTTGTCTTGCGACTTGCTTTGATCTGATGACCTACAGCCTTTACTTTAACTTTTGCTACTGCTTTATGTACCTGAGGTGTCGCTTTGTATGGGTACTGCGCTAACCAAGTCTTTACGGCTTGAGTATGCAGACCTTTCCATGCACTCCAATCTTTGCCACCATTGCTCATAAGATAAGCAACCTTGGCATTACTCACAGGATTTAGCAGTTGAGCGTTATACGCTAAACCATAATAGGCTCTTCTATCTGCGCCCATAGAGCCGAGCATGTTGATTTGGAACAATCCATACGAGTTATCTCCAGTATGAATGTTGCCATTGTAATCAAGCGCATTTCCATGTGATTCTTTCATAGCGATCGCCCAAGCATCTTCTAGTGCTTGTCCTTGGAAACCTGTGGCTTTCAAGAGGCTAACTAGTTGGGTAGGTTGAAAGACTGCCACGTTCTCGTACTGCTTGAGGACGAGCATCTTTGCCTCTAGTGCTTGTGCGTTGCTTGGGGCTATGGCTGGGGCTGAAAACCCGATCATAACCGATAGTGCTACTGCCGATGCTGAGATAGTTCCCAGCATGACTCTTGCTTTTGATATTGCTTTCATAGTTTCATCACTCCATAAAGTCATTGGCGAGTTCTCCTGCCGTTGACTGCTGGTGACGGAGGCGGTGTAAATACCTCTCCGTTGTTTTAATTGACTGGTGACCTAGACGTTCCTTGACCTCATGTACGTCTACCCCGTTCTTTAACAACAGGGTGGCGTTGGCATGACGGAGGTCATGGGTTCTAGGAGTCCAGCCAATTCCTGACTTGGCTATTGCTTGGTTCCATGTAGTTCTCCAGACTCCACGCGGTAAGTGGCTCTTATCGTTGGTCATGGTCTGCTTTACCTTTGACTTTGCCTTGGCTTGGCGGTGCTTTCGCACTGCCTCCCTGCAGGCTTGGCATCTACAGCCACCATGGGTGTAGGAGTATAGCGTTCCATGCTTGAAGCGTTTTCCCCCCGCAGCGTATGGCTGCGAAGTATCGATCTCGCGTGAAGGTTCTAGTTTACCTGTCGTTAACACGATGCTCCTTGGGAAGAGCAGGTCATCTTTTTGTAGGTCTTTTGCTAGGACATACGCTTTAATCTCATGTAATAGGGCTTTTGAGAGTGTTATTGAGCGTTTTCTGCCCGACTTGGTGGCATCTATAACCTTGAATCTCTCGCCAGAGTTGTAGGTTGCGCCCAATTCACTCACGCGTCTCTGGATAAATACCTCGCCAGAGTTAAAATTGAAGTCTTTTACCCTGAGTTCTGTAGCCTCACCATAGCGAGCACCAGAGAGAACGAGCATCTTGGCAAGTAACTTTGCACCGGAACCGGTTCCGCCAGGTAAGTTACTTAGTATTTTCTTGAATTCGGCAGGCTCTAGCACGTTGTGCAGGTCTGGCTGGTTGACCTTGACCTTGATGCCATGGGTGGGATTGACCGATATATCTTCGTTCTCCACAAGGGAGGCAAAGGCTGACCCTAGGCATGCTTTGATCTGTCCCAGCGTGGCAGGCTTAACGCCCTCGAGTCTGAGATCACTAAGTAACTTTCGAATCTGTTTGGCCGAAATGGAAGTTACTTCATGAGAGCCTAGGCGATCTAGAACGTATGTTCGAAAAGTTAATTCATAGTGCTTCTTGGTGATCGGCATAAGATCAGCCGTCTTGAGCCACTTGGTGAAGTATGTGGCAAGGCTGGAATCAGCCCCAGAAGGCTCTGAGAAGCCCAGAACCTCAGCCTTCATAGCCGAAGCCTCAGCCTTGGCATAGGAATCCCATGTGCCAGCCGAGAGGCGTTTGCCGTTGAGACGATAATAGGCGGTAAATCGCTTACCGCGTTGCACTACATAAGCCATAGCCACCTCCTCGTAGCCTGTTACTGGTCAGTACATTACCCACCAGTAGATCGATAGTCAAAGTCTGGGTATCGAGATACATAGAGAACCCAGAAGTTAGTTATACCTCCAGTACTTGAGTGGTGATGAGATCGTAGGCATCAGTGAATGCTTCTACGATCGTGGTGCCACTACCTACTGCTACCGCTTTGCTCTTCTTATCGAACAGGTTGACTCGAATGCGATCAACCATGACATCAACGTCAATCTCGTATCGGGTTGCCATGTTAGTTACCTTTGCTCTCTCGTTTGGTTATCCATGTATCAATCGTTGACTTGCTCCAGAGTGGCTTGTTGCCGATCTGTAGATCTGGCTCTGGAAGGGTGTTTCGCTTTCGATGTCTGTAGATCGTGTCGTACTTTAGACCCGTTAATTTTGCGATGTCTGTATA